AATTAACAACAATGAGTTATCCATTATATTTTTGTAAGGTTATCCAAAGGGCAATACTCGAATACTCTGGGCTACAATTTTACTTATATAGAAATTTGTTTGTTTTTGCAACGACTAAATTTAACGAAGTCAAGATTTTTTTTCTTTATATATTCAGAATCAAACCTACATTCTAAATGTTCTAACAATCTTACTGCTTTTTTGTTGCCAATCCACACATAATTGTACAAAATTTCGTAAGGTTTATGTATTAAATCTACCCATTTTCTGCTTAAAAGTGCCAATTTCATAGGTTTTTTGAAAGCCTGATCGCTGGCTAATAGCCAAACTCTAGCTAATCCTATACCTTCTGCTACTGTTCCACCCATCAAAACTGGCTCTTTTCCATACAAAAGTGTAAATGTTTGTGAGTTATTTGCATTTAATGGGTACAATAAAGCAGATAATGGATCTGTATTGTTTGCTTCACACTCCATAATATCTTGCTTCCTCATATTTTTTGCAAGCAACATAGCATCTTTCTCTGTCGAAGGTTGTATCGACACACATTTTTTACAAGTCATTTATAAAGTTTTGCAAATGCCTGATCAATTTGTTTTACAAAGTTTGGATCTCTTTGAGTAGGATGCCAGTATCTACGATCCTTCATCATCATTTGTAAATCAGCTAATGACTTACCACCAGTTACATCTGTCTCTGGAGATTGACTCATATTATCTTTTAACATAGCCATAATTTT